AAACTACGTTAGAGTCCTAGAAGAATTTATAAAAGTAGCGAATGAACGTATAGATAATCCTATTATGCTCAAGTCATTAGTAAGTATGCTTAAAGACATTGTTCAAAATAAAAACGAGCCTGAATTAATTAATAATTTTATAGATATTATTGAAGGCAATATTTATGAGTAAGAAGCCTACAAAATCCACCATGTATAAAAAGGCAGCTATGCTTGAAGCTTTAAATAAAACGCTTGGGCTAGTTAGCCACGCTTGTAAAATCGTTGGTATAGATAGGTCAACACACTATGATTGGTTGCGTAATGATGAAGAGTATAAGCTAGCAGTNGAATCTACTAATGATCTTGTTCTAGATATGGCCGAATCATCTTTATATAAGCAAATCAATCAAGGTAATACCGCAGCAACAATCTTTTATTTAAAAACCCGAGGTAAACACCGTGGCTATGAGCAAGACGATCAGCAATTAATGATACAGCCTAAGCATGAGATTGTGCTTACCTATGATGCTGAAACAAAAACAAAGGAGTTAGCAGAATGATATTAACCTTATCAGAGAGAATTATTTATGATTTATGGAATGTTTTTTACGTTCTTTTGTTGTGTGCAGTAATTTCAGGAACAATAATACTAAACACATTACTTACATTACGAATGACGTTTTATTGGAAAAGTTTTCGTGATCCTATTAACGCATTAAAGCGTGAAGAAAACTTAAAAGACATTTTTGATCGCTCCCAAGAACAAGAAGAGATTGCAGGGAATAGACTATGATTATTTTTAACAAAGGTAAAAAGTACAGATTTGGGAGTAATTCTGTAATTGACTGGGTTTACGTAGGTAAGTGCACCAATGGATCTGCATACGATACTTTCACATTTGTAAATCGTGAACAATGGACACGGAAACAATATAAGCGTAACGAGCTTAAGGATTTAAATATATTCTTGAATGAAAATTAGGCTAAATGAAAACCAGAGTAAAATATTTGCAAACGTTTTTAATGAAGAAATGTTTATGCGTCATGATTGCCCTAGAGAGATTGCTTTCTGGGGTGGGTATGGCTCAGGTAAAAGTTTTGTCTCTATTATCATTGCCTATTATTTATGTTCACAGCATAAGGACGTGCAATTACTTATGACGCGTTATTCATATAGACAGCTAAAAGATACATGTATCGTACAATTTAAAGAGGCTTTTCCGCCTGAAGAATATAGTTATATTCATGCAAAAGCTGACAACGAATTTCACTTTAATAATAATAGCCGCATCATATTTAGATCGTTTGATGATCCTAGGAAAATCTTATCATCTAGCTTTGATGTTGTGATCATGTGTCAGGCAGAAGAGTTGAAAGAAGAGCACTTTCTTGGCGCACTTGGTCGGCTAAGAGGTACTGCTTTACCTAAGAAGCTTATATTTACTGAAGGTAATCCACGTTTTGGTTGGTGCAAAAAGCGCTATCATGATCAAGACCTACCAGATGATTGTGTGTATATTCGTGCAAGTACTTATAGTAATAAAAAGAACCTTCCTACTGATTACATAAAAAACATGGAAGAAAACTACCCTCCTAGCTACATTAAACAGTTTTTGGAGGGGAACTGGGATAGCGTACAAAACGCTGTCTATGATTGTTTAATGGATCATCACATTATTCCTAAGCAACGTATACAAAAGCACTGGTATAAGTGTATCGGTCTAGACCATGGTACACGTGTAGATACATCAATTGTTTTTTTAGCTAAAGATGAGATAGGTAATATTTACATCTATGATGAATGGCATAAGTCTAAGCCATTAGTTAGTGAGATTGTAGATGCTTGTAATAAATATGGGCCAATGCCAATTATAGCTGATTACTCTATGAAGGTTGCTGACCGTGATTACGGGTCTTGGTGGAAAGACTTACAAGGAGAAGGGTTACGATTAATTGAGGCTAAAAAAGAAAAGTCAGGGAACATACTGTTAATCAATCAGTTGTTATGGCAAAACAGCTTAATGTTTTTTAATCATTTAAATTACGTTATTGATCAACATAAAAATTATAGATACGTAGACACTCTACACGCTAACAATGATGAATTTAAAGTTGTTAAAAAAGATGATCACTCAGTTGACGCAGTGCAATATGCAATTAGGCACATAAAAGACATAAAAGTTAAGTCGCCAGCAGACGCTTTTAGAATGACAGATAATCAACCAACTTTACGTGATTATGTAGAAGGAAAAGTTTAATGAACAAAAAGCCAAAAAAACCAAAAAAATATTAAGGAGAAAAAAATGAAAGACCCAAATACAGCAGTTGCAATTAACAATCTTAGATCCGAGGTAGGTGATATGTTTAAATCGATGAATACATCAATTGACTCACGAATAAATAATGTTGTTGAACAAGTACTTAACAAGTCACTTGAGTTTCACACAACAACTAAAAAAAAAGCTTTGGAAGACATTACAGTAAAAGCTCCACTAAGTGTGGATCAATTAACACAGCTTTATAGACAATTGTTTAATGACATTAACGACATAAAAAGCAATACAACTAATTATGCACTGTACGATCAGATGCAAGTTATAGGAAACCAATTTCAAGAAATGCGAAACGAGTTTTCGTGGGTAAAAAACACACTTAATCAAATGGTAGCTGACAAGTATATTGAGGCAGGCATTGAACCAGAAGAGTTAGAAGAATTGTATCAAAAATCAGATCTAGGTCCTGACTTTGTGGCAAAACAGTTTAATATTAGTAAAGAGATGTTTTATAAAGTTATTAACGGCAAAGAGGTAAATCCGAACGAAAAGCGAAAACATGAAATGAAGCAGTTTTTTCTTAAACGAATATTTGAGGTACAGAGTGCCACTGTATAGTTACAAGTGTTATTCATGTGGTCATATACAAGATTTTTATTTTGGGATAAACGACTCGCATCATGTTAATTGTTCGCAATGTAAATCAACAAATTGCAAACAATATTTTGGCAATTCAAATGTATCTGTACATGGTTTTACTGAGTTTGTTGACCCTAGAGGCGGAGCAGATCGATTGACTATGGCACAAATAAAAGACGTAGAAAGAAAAGAGGGGTTAACCTATCTGTCTCATGATGAACATGACAGCGAAATAGCTAAAAACAAAAAACGTCGAGAAGCTTTAGCAGTACAAAAAAATCGTGATATTGCTGAGAAGGCAACTAAAGAACTAATGAATAAATGGAATCACTAAGGAGGAGATATGCCACTTAATTATGGAGAATCTAAAAAAGCTTTTGGAAAAAATATTAAAAAAGAGATTAGATCAGGAAAGCCAATAAAGCAGGCGTTAGCTATTGCTTATTCTATTAAGAAAGGAAAGAAGAAATGAACTTAAGTAAATTATTTAACAGCGCTGTTAATCGCGTTGTAACAGAAGGTAAAAAGAAGACAGCTGAAGCAGCCGGTATAGCAGTTTTATTACTTAGTAATTGGCTTCCAGAAGAGGTAGCTAAAGATATTATTACTGGTGCTGGTGGTTTATGGGTGGCATACAAACTGTATGATAAAGACAAAAATTAATCAATTTGAATACTGGGATTTACAAGATATAAAAATATGTTTTGTGAGTCCTATAAATGGTAGCCATGACTTTTATGCAAAAACGGAAACTATAGTTGAAGAAGCGATTGTTGAATACGAAAATGGTAATTTAATAACGCTTGATATGATATTCTTAAATGTGAACTGATGGAAAAAGTAAGTAAAAACTTTATATTGCAAGAATTTGTATCTAAGGAATTCTATGATAAACATAGCTGGAGCTCTTTATGGTTTATTGATTCTCGAATTATAGAGACATGTCAAAAACTTAGAGATAACCTAGAAATACCTTTAACAATAAATAATTGGTACTACGGTGGTGATAGACAGGAGTCAGGCTTACGTGTTCCTGGCATGAAAAACTATAGTCAATATAGTCAGCATAGCTTTGGTAGGGCAGTAGATATTATTAGTAAACAAATGAGTGCCGAAGAAATGCGAAAACACATGTTTTCAAACCGATCGCAATACCCACACATTAAAGCAATTGAACGCAAAGTTACTTGGCTACATATAGATTGTAGAAATACTAACTCAAAAGCCTTTATGCTCTTTGATCCAAAATAAAATTGTCAATAATATTTTATTAGAATATAGTAAACACATCATTATAGCGGGCCCAGTTGAAGTGATTGCGATTTAATTTGACTGGGCCACTTATCGTTACTAGTAACCTTTATAGCATTTGTATGCCAACTTTTGATTACAGCTTTCCCTCGTTTATTATAGATGTAAATTGCTTCTAATACAAAATATATATAATAGGTTTTATTTTATACAATATAAAATTTTATAAAAAATGCTAAAATACGGTATGGGAAGACTACTGTGTGTGATTTTACTTACATTTAATGTGTATTGTAATAATTTATTGTTTGTTTTTGAGCAGCTACAAAAAGATGAAAACGATATAAATTTAGTAGAAACTTTGCTGCATGTAGATAGGTTAATCTACCCAGACATAATAATAGATAATTATTTATATAAACTGCAAAAGCAAAAGAACGATATATTTTTCAGTGCATATGACAGAGATCGACCGCTACGACTAAAAGATGTGGCTCAGTACATAGTTAAAAATAAGTACACGTATGACGCAGAGAATGCAGAAAAAATTTTAACAGGTGAGGTCGTTGAGCCTGGGTTTATTAGTTACTATTTAGATAATAAAAAAGGCACATGCCTAACTATGTCTATACATTTTTGGATGCTGTCACATGTTTATTTTCCACAAATGAAGATTATGAAGTATAGCGATCATATGTTTGTTATGGGGAAACATCCAGAATTTTACTATGAGATAACAACAGATGTTATAAGCACACTTACTAATATAAAAAGTAAATATAATAAACAATATAAATTTAGACCGTATAAAAAAAAGGAAATTATTTATAGTTACTTGAACCAATACGGCGTTTGGCTATACAACAACAAAGATTATCATCGTGCGCTTTATGTATTTAAGTACATCAATAAAAAAGTAAAACGACCTCATATGCTTAAGAATATAGCTACATGCTATTATCGTTTATGGAAGAAGACAAAAATAAAAGAATATTACATACTGGCAAATAAATATAAGGATAGGGAAAATGCTTAGAATATTATTATTAATCTATTTATGCATACAAGTAGACGCAAGAATGTTAACTGATTCAAAAAACTATTATGGACAAAAATTTAACGATATTGCTGGGTTAAAAAAAACAGGGCAAGCGGTTAGCCGTGTAGGTGATGCAACAGATGACTTAAACGATGCTTTTAAAAATAATAACGGTAACGTAATAGATAAATATCAGGACAACACAGCACGTAGTGAGGCTTTGTCTCGTATGTCTACAAAAGAGCTAGATGTTATAGTTAATCCGCAAAAATATAATGAGACTACTAAAAAAGTTATTGCAGATAAATATAATACTGCATACGCAGAAGTTAGAGGCATAAATAAAGCTAACAATAACTTTTATGACGATAAAAAATTAACTAAAGAACAAGATAAAACAGGAGATCTAAATAAGTCTAACATGATTGCATTTACTGATAGTGATGCACAAAATAAAGACATATATTATGAAGTAGGCGCAATAAATAAAGAGGACAACTTTGCACAATCGTTAGGACACGAAAACAGTCGTCATGATCAAATACAAAAAGGCAACAGTAATGACACATACGATGGCTATAGTACTGAGTTAGATAAGCAAGCATATGATGCGGGTAAACATAATGTAAAAGCAATGAACCGTGAAATGCAATATAAAGATGTTAATCGTGACAGTAATAAAACTGTTAAATATGAGCGCAATGCAACAGATAAGCAATTAATTAGTACTGGCACTTATAAGGCAGGGCAAGTCAAAGATGCAGAACCTTTGTTAAATGATCGTTATTTAGCTGAACTTGCATGGCGCTTAGATCGAGGTAAAACGATAGAGCAAAGCCAAAAAGATTTTAAAGCAGAGGTCATACAGCCTACGTTAGACCATCCAGCAACTAAGGTTGGGGTTATCTTAGCAACAGAACTATCAGGGGCCGCTGATGTGTCACGTATTGCTTACGGTAAAAATCCACATAATGGCACAGATTTAACAACTAAAGAGAGAATACAAGAAGCACAAATTTTGGCAGCTACTAAAGGGGCATCAAAAATTGCAAAAACCTCAAAGGCAATAAGACAAGTTTTTAAAGCGAAAAATATAGACCTTGCAGATACAGTTGGTAATTCCTTTGATACAGGGAATGATTTAAACGAAGCCTATAATGATAAATTCAAAGATTAAACATTTAGCTGCAACAGTTGTTGGAGTAATAATGGTAATTATTGTAAACTTTCTAACTCCAGAACACATTACTGGTAATGAGGCACGTATTTACAAAAAACAATTAGGGTTTGTTATTGTATGGGGCGGATTATTATTGTTAGCGGCTACACTATTTATATATCAAACATATAAGAAGTTTAAAAGAAGCCGTCACGAGAACCCAAAAAAATAATTTAAAAGTTATGAAAAAAAAAATACAAGTTAAAAATTATAAAGTGACGGCTGTCCACTAATAATAATTATAACGAATGTAGTACATTTTGCATTTTACTCTAATGTATTAACAGTTATAATTAAGATATCCAATATTAATGGTCGGGCCAGCGTTTATTAGACATACTGGCCCAGATAATTTGTATTCCTTATAATTGACACTTATAATAAAATCAGACCAGTTCACCGGGGCAGTGTTGTTTGCTTGTTTCATTTACTGCATTGCCCCACTCAATATAAATTATTTGGTTACATATATATTAGGTTTATCCCAAGATATAGCATCTATTTCTGAAAATTCTTCTTCAAGTTTATTTTCTAAATCTATCTTTAATTTTGCATATTTATCAAAAGAACAAATTATGTTGTGAGTTCCGGTAAGATACATTTTTTCATTGTTAATTTCATATGTATAGCTATCATCGTACATGTCACAAAATGGGCCAGTGCAAAATTTTTCAACTTTTACATCAATATAATACTCAGGGATACAATCTTCAAAACTTTGCAATTCTGTACATTTTATTTTTGATGTCACAACAAACATAATTTGATAATGCATTTCATCGCTTTTGTATGCGTTTTTTACTAAGTTATTAAAATCTTTTATTGTTAATGCTTTTTGGTGATGCGTGTAAAATTCAGTCATTTGTTACATATGTTACCATTCACCAAACCATTCACCAACGCTATGGTGAACGCTCTCATAAATTATAACTTTTAATAAATAACAGAGAAAATTCATATATATTTTTTTTATACGTAAATATCATTCTCATAAGCCATTATCATAAGTCCATTCTCATAAGCCAATAAAAAGCATTAGTTATGATAATACAAGTTACAAAACACAAAAAAAGGCTTATCATAAAGTTAAGGAGTGATTGCATATGATAAAAATAATTTCCAACCTTGTTCCAGGTAAGGATACTGATTACATGGAACATAAAGACTTTGAACATGAAATAAACAGGTACATTTATGAAAACCCTGGGTATGAGTTAGACGATATTAAAATACAGGGGCAGGAACTAGTAGCTGTTTTGGTTAAGGAAAAAAAGCAATACCATGTAGGAAACGTACAGCAGCCGCACGCAAGATATAATCACGTTAGTGAACTTATAAGTAAAATGGAAAATTTTATTTTAGATCTTAAGGAGAGTATATGATTATAGGTTACGCTAGAGTTAGTACAACTGATCAAGATTTAAGTATACAAAAAGAGGTATTACTAAAAAACGGTGCAAAATATATTTATGAAGAAAAGAAGTCTGGAAAAGACCTTTCACGATTAGCTTTGCAAGATTGCTTAGAAAACTTACAGCAGCACGACACACTACTAGTAACTAAACTTGACCGACTATCACGATCTACAAGTGACACAATAAAATTATTGGATACGCTAAGTAAAAACAAAATATATATTAAATCAATTAATGACGGCATTGATACAGGTACCGCGTCTGGAAAAATGTTTGCACAGTTTTTAGCAATAATGGCTGAACATGAGCGGACATGTATATTAGAAAGAACAGCGGCAGGTAGAGAAAAGGCAAAGCGTGAAGGAAGGCTAACAGGTCGGCCACTAAAAATAAGTGACGATAGAGTAAAACTTGTTTTGAAAGATATTGAAAGCGGTATTGATATACGTGAAGCATGTTCTTTTAGAGGTGTATCTGTTCCTACATTTTATCGCAGAGTTAAAAGGCTACAAGAAGCGTAATTATTTTTTATATTTTTCTACGATATTTTTGCCGATTTGTTTTAGACGACGTACGTCAGACATATTTTCTGGCATTGGGGCATCCCAGCGTTTAAACTGCATTGCGCTAGGCGTTGGGCGGCCTTCTTTATCTTTTAAAGCGGGCATTGATTTGAGTATTTGTGTTGCTTTACGTAATAGGAACTTTCCTCGAGTGAATTTCCTAGCTGGACTAGCTTTAGACACATCACGTACAGGACGAGCAACATTACCACCGGCGCGATTATATTCAGCCATTTTCTTATTTGTACTTCTGTCATAGCGCTTATACTTTTCTTCCGCACTTAGCATTATCCTATGCCTGTTATATAAGGGGGGACGCCAGCGGTATCAACTGTATTTATCATTGAATCTACAGGAGGTTGAGTGACTGCTGGCGAAGAAAGACCTAAGGACTCTGTAATAGTTGCTATCGCAGAGTATTGTTGCTCCGGAGGTAATACCCCAATCAGCTCAACAATATCCTTTAATGACATATTTACATTCTTAATATAATTATTAAAATCAGGCTCAGGTATTGGAACCTGCACTGCTTCGTCTCTTTGCTCTTTCTGTTTGTTAATAATCGCTCTGTAATTTGGGTAGTCTAATGTACGTAAAATTAATTCTTTAACGTCTGGGTCATTAATATCACCAAAGATACCTTGGTTAGCTAACTGCAATGTTGTTGCAGCCAATGCAGATGAAGATTGTGGTAATGAACTACCAGCTGTTATTTCTACCTCGTACTCACCAAGCGTTAAATCACTTTTTATTGTGTCTATAGCTAACAACTCATTAGTCATCATATCTCTGTCATAAATATTTATTTGCATTTGACCCATTTCATCTGGCTGCATTGATGCAAACTTGCTACCACTAGCCATACGTATGATTCTAGGCTGATTATAGTATAGTTGTATTAATGTAACTGCTTTGTTGCTTATGCCAGATAAAAACATTTTAAAGTTGCGTTGTATTTCTCTAATAGAAGACATAGGCGACTCAATAAGGTCTCTAACCATTTGGCCACTATTAACACCAACAGGGCGTTCACCAGAAAGCATAATCTCATTTATACGGGCAATCTTGTATGCATCTTGTTTTAAATCTTGTATATGCTGTCTTACAATTTGTATATCTTGTGTAAGTTTATTTGTTACAAGGATAGGTGGTGTACCAGCACTACCAGGAACAGAGTAAACAATGTCAAAATTCTTTTCTAACGTATTGCGAGGGATAGACTCTTCTTGTACTACTAAGAAAGATTTGTACTTCATTAACAATTGCTGCAACTTGTAATATGCATCAATAATTTTATCTTGCGTGCTACAAAGATCTTCTACATCGCCGAANCCAACTAAGCTATCTGACTGTGTAGGACTAAAAGTTTCAAATGGAAAGCCAAAAGGATAATCAATAGGTTTGTCGTCTAAGATTTCTTTGTCAGAATAAATAATTAAGCGACCATTAGGATACTTAAAACGCTCTTCTGTCTTCATTTCTTTTTCTTGTCCAGAATCTTTATCTAATGGCACAAGGACAGTGTCGTCTTTTAAATAGCATTCCCATAAAACAATGTTTTCAGTCGTGTTAGAAGGAACCAAAGACCCTTCATTCATATAGCCTTGTGCATTGTTTTTTGTGCCGCCTTCTGAGTTCTCCATACTTACAACTAAGTCAGTTTGCTTTTCAGCAGCATCAGTAATTCTTGTAGACTCTGTAGTCAATTTATCAATTTTCTTTAAAATATCAGGTCTATTTTTATATTCATTAATAAGATCAAATCTACTAATATACCGCTTAATAAAAATATAATTGCAGTTTTCAATTGTGGTTGCATTTGGTTCAGGATAAAAATCAACTGGATTAACACGTTCTATACGAACATCTCCCAACCCATTATCAACAGACTGATTCCAAAATACTTTAGCAATACCGATTCCGTTTATAAGCCCATCACGTATAACTTTCTGTGAAATGTTATCCATGCCAGTATTCTTTTTAACGTTTTCCCAGCAATCGTTAAGTATGTCTGCAATCGATTCCAATTGTTGTAAATTATCAAATGTTTGATGTGATAAGTTTGCAGGCTTAACATTAGTTGTAATCATAGCGTCTAAAGCAGTTGTTGCCTTAGTCTCTACAATAGGCTTAATAATATTGTAATAAGAAGCGTCACTACCTTTAACAGGCATGCCATCTTTGCCATAACCAACAGTAGGAGCAATATTGCCTTTATAATATCTATCAAATTTAATAAATTTTTGATGGGTAGGGACACCGGTTGCCTTACTTTTCAGCTTGTTTAAGTATTCCAGAAATGGATTATCCATATATATATTTTAGTGTAGAACTAAGCACAAGACATTTTACTATAATTTATCAATAGTGCATCAAAGCAATTGGTAGTTATATACAGTAAAATGACTGTGACGCACTAAGCAATTTAAACTTTAAGTATGAAATTTATATATGGCAAACCCTTAAAGCTGAAAGATGACATTAAGTTAAAGTTTTACGTTGATGCTATTTATCCAGCAGGGCAATTAGGGTATCAAGAGCCACATTATAAGATTTTATTTGATGAAGCATATTTAGTTATTGCTGAGTCACTTGCTAAAGTTCTTTTTGAAGAAAAGGTTGTAAATAACGGTCATACTAAAGAGTCTGAAGGCACCTCTCAGGCTCGCAACCTTAAAAAAATGAATAAGGATGATCTTATTGCATTGGCCGCTGATATTGATTCAAGTGGAGACCTTACCAAATTAAGAAAAGATCAGTTAATAAAAATTATTGAAGGAAAGTAATTTTAAAGAATCAATAGATTATTTTGAAAATCAAATTATGGCAGGAGGCTATCAAGCATTATGGACAAAGATAAAAAAGAAGGATTTATGATTATCGTAGGAAAAGACGATAAAGGTAAAGAAGAAGTGATTGAGAAAAAAGAGGAAGTAGTTGAAGAGAAAAAAGAAAAACTACAGTTCACTCTTGAAGACTTTGGCGGGTACACGCCTATGGAATTGGTTTCTAAACTAGAGGAAGCCAAGGACGCTATTAGTAAAGGTAACGCAAAAGAGGCGATGATGGCTCTTGATAGTTGTATTGTTAGAATCTCAGGCAAAAAGCTTGATGAGGAAAAAGAATCAGCTGTTAATCGAGGGTACGAATATCAACTCGATAAAGCGCTATCTTAAATAAATCTTAGGAGGCACTAATGGCAGAAGACATCCAAGAGGAAGTCACAGAGGAGCAAGTCGAACAAGAAGCCACCCAAATTAGCTTTGGGCAAGGTAATGACGTAGACACTTCAAGTGACAATGCTGGACAAGTTGAAAGCAGCACAAATTCATGGGAAGGCGATAAAAGATACGAAGAGCATTGGTCAAAAGACCCTAATAAAATGTACGAATCTTTACGCTACCACGAAAAACGGCAAGGTGATTTTGACAAGCAGATTAATGATTATAAGAAGCAAGTCGAAGATCTTTCTAAGGTTCGTGACGACTATAATGCAGTTGAAGAGTTGTTCAATCATGAGCAAATTGGAAACGAACTTTTAGGAGTCATAAACAAATATAATAATGTCGAACCAGAGCAAGCGGTTAAACAAGAAGATCCAAACGTAAGTCAGTTAAATGAGTTAGTAAGCTGGAAATCTAATATAGAAGAGCAGGCATTAAATAGTTATTACAAGCAGCAGGAAGACGCTCAGATTACTGAGATTGATCAACTAGCAAGCAAGTATAACTTAAAATATGATAAGCAACAGTTTATCGAGCACATGAATCAAGGTAATATACCTCGAGAATATTGGTCTCGATATTTTAAGTCTGAAGCTTTGCCAACAATATTAGAAGCTAATTCTGCCTTATCAGCAGAAAATGCACTAAAAAAATCAGCAAATACACAAAGTTTAGCTACTGGCGCCAATAAGCAGAGACCTGCTATGGGTGGTGATTCTACTTATAAATCAGCTCTGGATAAGATTTTAAATCAATAAAAGGAGAATAAAATGGCTTTATCAACAGACCAGCTAAACGAAGCTTTATCCGTAGCACATGATGCAATACGTACGGAGATTCCAGATCAATTTGGACAGGCAAACGCACTTTTTAATAAGCTTTCAAAAAAACCAAACTTAGAATATGTATCAGGCGGTACACAAATTAAACAACCAGTTGAAATCGCAGAAAATCAATCTGAAGGTTTTTACGACGGTGGTTTTGGTGTTATTGATACCTCAGCTAACCAGCAATTAAGTTTTGCTACTTTCGATTTCAAATATTTTTACCACAACGTATCTTTCACTTTGGAAGACTTCACTAAGACTGACAACACAGCAAACGCTGTTAAGTCTTTGATCGTTGCTAAAATCGAAGGTGCTAAAAATAAGGCTACTCGTACATTATCATCAGCTATGTATGGTTCTGGTTCAGATTCTAGCGGTAACGCTTTAAACGGATTCGGTGATATTTTTGCAGCTTCCGGTACAGCTTATGGTGGAATTACTAACACTGACTTAGATGACAGTACTACTTGGTTAACTGAAATTGATACATCTACTAACACAATTAACTACTCTAACTTAAACGAAGTTGTTCGTAAGCTAGTTGCTCGTGGTCAAAGATATGGTAACGACATCGGTTCTTATGCACCAGATATGATGGTTTCTAACTCATTCGTACAGGCTAAGTTTTTAGCTTCTCAGCAATCAAATCAGCGTTTTATCGACAGTGAAGATTTAGCTGCTGGATTTGCAGGATGCAAGTTCAACAACATCAACTGGTTCGTAGACGAATACAGCCCAGGATCAGCTGACGGTTCTACTGCTGACAACGACTTGTATATCTTATCAACTCCAACGTTGAAAATGTGCTACAAGTATGGCTTTGAAGGTAAGACTGCACCAATGGATTTCAATTCTAGAATTCCTAACCAAGCAATTCAAACTAACCAAACTTTCTTAGTTGGCAACATGGTTTGTACCGCTCGTCGTTATAACGGTGTATTTAAGTCATTAACAGCTTAAAAATTTATTAGAAAGGAGAAAAAAAAATGGCATTTATTCAATCAATCGACACAGACGATTTAACAAGCCCAAGCTCAACTCGTAAATACGACTTAGGCGCACAATATGTTGATGTATCTGTTTCAGGTGCAATTAAACCAGAATACGTTTACATCAAGTCACACGGAGCACTTACACAGTATCAACCGTACCAGCTTTCTACTTCCAATACCGCAGGTAGTGAAGTTATTTCAAAAGCACCAGCTACAACTGACTCAGGAGCAACTGTAGTTGCACCACAAGTTGCAGTAACTTCAGGTTACTATTGCTGGGCGCCATACAAAGGAAGTGTAACTGTAAAAACTACTGATACATTTGCTGCTGGCGACTTTGCTGAAGTACTTAACTCAGGTACTGGATTAAAATTAGACGGTGGATCTTCTGGTTCTACTGCTGAAGGCGCACAATCTGTAGGAATTGCTTCTACTGCTACAAGCGGTGGATCAGCTACTGTTGTATTGTCTGGAAATAAGGTTAAGATCGCAGCATCTTAATAATATTCATGGGTGGTGGCTATATGCCACTGCCCATTTTTAATTATGTCTAACTTTCAAGATATTAAAGCACAAACAGGTATAAAGTTTTTCAAATCGTCCGGCACTGGTACGGATGCAGATCCTTTTATTCCTGAAATGGTGACAAGTACAACGCCAGGTGAAGTAACTAGTATTACTAATTTTAATGTAACCGTAGCAGATAGCAGCACACAGGTTTTAGCGGCTAACTCAAACAGAAAATTACTAATATTGGTTAACGATAGCGATGAAGCTATCTATGTATCTTTAGGCGCAACAGCCACATTAAATAACGGAATACGCCTAAATTCTAATGGAGGATCTGTTGCACTAGATGATCCTATATATAAAGGTGTTGTAAATGCCATATCTGTTAGTGGAAGTAAAAAAATAGTAGGTATTGAAGGATGACATTTATATATAATCCCGATCAAGGCGCAGCGGGTGCAGATAAGTTTTTATCTTCATTAGGTTTTAACACAGGAAACGGCGTTTTAACTGCGACTATGAATGACGCATCGACTGTTACTACTGATTTAGATGGTCGTTTTTTAGCTGATGTAGTTGATGACACAAGCCCACAACTAGGTGGAAATCTAGATCTAAATAATAGTGATATTACAGGCACAGGAAATATTAATATTACAGGCGCAGGCACATTGTCAGGCAACTTAACCGTTGATACTAATACGTTATATGTAGATTCTTCTAATAATAAAGTGGGCATTGGCACTACTACATTGGCAGAAGCGCTAACTGTTAATGGCGCTGTTGAAGCTGAAAACTTTATTGGTGGATTGATAGGTGAGGTGCAATTTAAGGCTAAAGCAGGCGAAGATATAACAAAGGGTGACCCTTTATATATATCTGGCGTATCAGGAACTACGCCTATAGTTAACATTGCTGATGCAGACGACGCTAATAAGATGCCAGCTTTTGGCTTAGCTGAAAATACAGTTTCAAATAATGCAGCTCTTAGAGTAGTAACTTTTGGAACATTGCCTTCAATTGACACAAGTTCATTTAGTTTAGGTGATATTTTATATATATCAACGTCTGGCACTCTTACAGCTACAAAGCCAACAGGCGAATCAGCTTTAGTGCAAAACATTGGTATAGTTCAAAGAGTACATGCAAGTTCTGGCTCAATAAAAGTCGGTGGTGCAGGGCGCACAAACGACATTCCTAATCTAGATGATGGCAATGTATTTATAGGAAATGGAAGCAATGTTCCAGAGGCTAGAGCATTAACTCTTGATGACATATCTGAGACAGGTAGCAACAAACATTTTACAGCCAGTGATAATACTAAATTAGATGGTATAGCAACTGGCGCAGAAGTTAACGTAAAATCTAACTGGAATGAAACAGATTCAGGTGATGACTCTTTTATACAAAATAAACCCACAACTATTACAAGTGCAGAACAAACAAAGTTAGGTCATATAACAGTTGCACAGGCAGTTGATTTAGACACTATGGAATCTAACGTAACGACTAATAATGCAAAGGTGACAAACGCAACACACTCAGGTGATGTTACAGGGTCAGGAGCGTTAACAATAGCAAATGAAGCCGTAACAAATGCAAAAATGGCACATCTTGCTACAGGTACAGTTAAAGCACGTACTTCAGCCGGGACCGGCGATGTTGAGGACATAGCAATTGCAACGACATTTAAAACAGCTTTAAGCTTAGTTAAAGGTGATGTTGGCTTAGGAAATGTATCTAATACAGATACGACAAATGCAAGTAATATATCTAGTGGAACATTAGCAGAGGCACGATTGCCAAGTATTGATGCAGATAACACAACAATTAGTGATTTAACGGTAACTAATTTAAAGTCTGGTGTGCTTGATACTGACCTAGCCAGTGTTAGTGCTAGTGATGACACAATACCAAGTGCAAAAGCAGTTAAGGCTTATGTCGATGCACAAATAGCAGCAAACGCAACACAATACTATGCGTAGGAGGAAAAATGTTAGTTAGTGAAGTTTTAGATAGAATAAATACAGCATTAGGAATGCCAGACGATCTTACTGGTAAAAATGCAAATACATTATTTACAAATAAACGTATTGTTGAACAATTAAAAAATGCATTGGATCTTTATGCATCAACAGTAAAAGGTATAGAGGATATTTTTAGTACACCTCTAGAGTTAGACACTCGAGTTGCTATAGCGCCAAGTGACGCTATTAGATCGCAGGCATACAGATTTACATACATATGGAGAGACGGCCGTAAGTACCCGCTAAACTATAAGGATCTAAACAAGGTTAACACTGAGTTTTCTTATGGAACATATGCGGGAATCCCTAGATTTTTTTGTGTATGGAACGATGAAATAACAGTTTATCCAGACAACAGTGGAACGCCTAACGCGACAACAGTAAGCGGATCTTTAAGTGACAGTGCAACAACAATTTCTGTTGGCTCTACAAGTGGTTTCCCAGAACTTAATGGGCGGATTACAATTAATAATGAAAAGATAAGGTACACACATAAATCGTCAACGACGTTTACTGGATGTACTCGTGGCGTAGAAGGTACAACCGCAGCAGGGCACAGCGACACTAACGTAGTGACTGAAAATAATTTAGTTATGTATTATAGAAAAAAGCATTTTGTTATTACAGTCGATGGGAATGATGACATTTCACAAGCTCAACTAGATAAAGAAATGGAAATACCTGATGAACACGTAGAACCAATTGTTGATATGGTCGCTTATAAGCTACTAAGTAAAATTGATGCTGAAAGGGCGTTGCCATATAAAATTGATGCAGGAGCATTTTACGCTCAGGCTAAACGTGACATACAGGCTGGATACGGGCAGATTGTAAACGGAACAATGATCGGACATGCTTATGACTGGGAAGTAGACAATGTGGAGGTTAATCTTTGACGTTTGTTATTGAGTCTTATCAGTCTAAAGGTTTAAGAGATGACAAAGGACGCAAGTTTGTCCCAGCCGACTATTTCTTTAATATAGAAAACATGAACTATGACGGCATTACAGGTTGTCAAAGAATAAAGGCTCCAAGTGTAGAATATAATGTTGGATCTCATCGTATAGATGGCATGACTCAATTTAGATACATAAACAGTACTGGTCAATTTGTGACTGAAAATATTTGTGTACAAAACGGTGCAATTATTAAAAACTTTTTATCTTCACCTTCTACTGTATACACAGGTCTGACAGCACAAAAAAAATGCACTTTTGCTATATTAAACGACAAGCTATTTATTTCAAATGGAACTGATTACCCATTAGTATACGACGGCACCTATGTTAAAGAGATGGGAGCGCCAACAGCCAAAGATTTACTGGTTACAGGTAGTTTATCTGGAGTCTATTACTATGCAATGACATACGTAATTGATAGCGTAGAGACTGTTATCGGAACAAAAAGTAATACTGTAACAGTAAGTAGTAAAAAAATTGATTTAGATTTACCTATTGGTGTTAGCAATTGTACTGCACGTAAAATATACAGAACAACAGCAGGTGGATCATCTTTAAAGTTAGTAGCAACTATAAGTGACAATACAACCTTAACCTATCAAGATAATATAGCTGATGGATCATTAGGAGCCACAATTCCAAGTACGAATAGCTCATGCCCTACGCCACAGTTTATTACGGTTAAAGACGAAAAACTAATTGGTGCAGTTAATACAAACCGGCCAAATTATCTTTATGTTACTGAAGTTGAAATAGAAGTGTTTTTTAATACATCAGGAGTTTATGACGTGTCAGGCGTAGGTAATGACAATACTGCTTTGACAGGGCTAGTAGAAGATTATAATCAAATAGTCGTCTTTTCTGAAAGACACATATATATAGCTGATACATCTGGGCTAGTAACTACAGTACAGCAAACAACATCTAACGTTGGTTGCGCTGATGGGTTTAGTGTTACTCGAATACCAGAAAACGGGCAAACTCCTGGCGGTATAATGTTTGTGTCTAATCTATACGACGTTCGTATTTTTAGCGGTAATATAGCAACAAATTTAGCGACATCGTTTGATAACTTACGCACAAACAACTATTCTATACAGCTTAATAAAGATAGCTTTGCCAACCAGCTTAAGGATAATCCACTACATGCTGGGTTTCACGATTACAAATATCATTTAATTGCTGAAACATTTATGTATGTGTATGACATTAGAATTGCTGGATGGACTAAATATTTTATTAAGACTACTTCGTATAGTCCTGAGTATTGGGTATTTGGTAAGCTTGGCCAAGATTTTTATGTTGCACAAAAAAACGCAGGTATTGTTGAGCAAATGTACAATGACACAAAATATAGAAATGAACAGCTTACAGCATTTTTTGAAACACCTGAAATTGCAGTTGATACTCTTGATAAGTATTTTTCACAGCTTTACATTTATTATGATAAATCAGGCTCAAACACGTTAACTGCTATAGCTACAATTAATAGTGACCAAACAAAAACGGCAACAATAACTTATACCGGTGCATTTTATGCTTCTGATTACTATAACGAAGACTATTATAACGTTACTGATGATGAAGAAGATTATAGCCTCATGCATTTAGATCGCTATGGTAAGTGGATGCGATTTAAGATTTCTACACAAACACAAGCAAGTATTAAGGGTTGGAAGTTAGTTGGAAGGGCTATAAGTAATAAAGAGTTATGAGTAAATTAAAAAAAGATATACATCAGATAATAGATAAAGCAGAGGCTATAATTGCAGCTGGGGAGCCAGTAGTGATGCCTTTAACACATCGTTTTACTGATGGCATGTACATAAGAGAGATATTTATGCCGGCAGGCACATTACTGACATCTAAAATACACAAAACAAATCATCCGTATGTAGTTACTAAAGGTAAATGTAAAGTTTTTGACGGCACAAAAATAGAAGATATTGTTGGTCCACACACAGGCATAACAAAACCTAATACAAGACGCCTCTTGTATATAGAGGAAGACACAACCTGGCTTACATTTCATGCAACAGATAAAACAGATGTTGATGAGATAGAAAAAGAAATTATAGAAGATAGAGACAATAATTTACTTGATAAAGAATTATTTGAACAATTTAACAATGTAAATCGCCAGAGTAATAAATATATTAATAAAAATAAGGAGGAATTATTATGTCATGGGCAGCAATAGGAGCCGCAGCAGCAGGAGCAGCAGTATCTGCACTTTCGGCTTCGGAACAACAAAAAGCACAACAAAAAGCATTAGAACAACAAACAGAGGCGCAAGTTAAACTTAGTGAAGAACAATTAGCTCAACAAAAAGAACAAGTTGAAAGACAGTTTGCACAAGAGTTAGCAATGTTAACCGGAACACAAGCTGGTCAAGAGGAAGCGTTAGGTAGAGCCCAACAAAGAGAAGCTTCAGGTATTGCACAATTTTTAGCGGCTACAGAAGGAGCTCCCGAAGAAGTAGGGCGTTTGCAGCAAATAATAAGAGAACAGCAATTACCTGAGCAACAACAAGCATTGCGTCGTGCTAAATTAGCACAAACACAACAGGGAGTACGTGGCCCTGAAGCCGCATTATTACAACAGATGCAAGCAAGAGAGCTTGGTAAACAATTAGGTTTAGAGGTAGAAAAAATAGGCTTAGAAGAGGCGATGAGAAGACAAAGGTCAAGAGAACAGTTTTCTGGCGCACAAGCTTTAGCTGCACAAGCGGCAACACTAAGGCCGGTTCAAAAAGTTAACGAAGCAAAAATAGACGAAACTATTGAGAAGCAAAAAGGTAAAAAGGCAACAGAGGCAGAAAAAAAAGCTTTGCAAGGTTACTATTCAGTCGCAGGTACATTAGGAGATAAAAGTTTTAGTGGAGATTATTATTTAACGCCCGAAGACGAAATAGCGGTAGATCAAATGAAGGAGATTGGTAAATATGGCCTCTAGAAATCAAGTAAATATACAGCCACCATCTATGCAACCAAGTCGTGAACAAATTACTGCTGACTTTGTTGCAAGCGGCCAACCTATTGAACAGCCTGGACCAAATCCATTAGCAGAAATTGCTGGTGGAATATCAGAAGCTGGTATGGGAATCCTTAAAGGTATTGGGGATTTTATTAATACACAAAAAGAGACCCCGGAAGGCAGATATCTTTTAACAAATATGCTAGCAGGTATCACAGTTGGTTTAGGTGCTGACCCACAAGTAGGTGCAAATTTAGTACAAGCAGGTCAGAAGCAATATCAAATAGGCTTGCAAGAACAGCAGCAAGGCATTGCACTAGAGCAAAAAACAGCAGCAGAAGCAAAAAAAGCAGAATTAGCAAGTATAGAAAAACTAAAAGAAGAAGAAAGAAAAGCACGTAGAGATCTTGCAACGAGAGGCTACAAACCTACATTAACTGATGACCCTAATTTGTCACCAGATTTAATAATAGAGTTTACAAGCCCTGTTAGTAACGAACCTATACAGTTTGTAAATCAAACAGAAGCAACAAAAAGACAAGTAGATGTTTTTCAAGATGGCCAAAAAACAAAAATGTATGCCAACAGTGTTGAAGATGCTAGAAAAATTAAAGATATTAATGAATCCTCTGAAAAAATTGATCGTTTAACTACAAGTTTAATTGAGAATAGAAAAAAATATACTGGTGGAGTATTAGCCCCAAAATTAAAAGCAAAAATGAATCAAGACATTACAGATTTAAGATTAGCTTATAAAAAAATGGCACAATTAGGGGTTATATCTGAATCCGACGTTAAAAACTTTATTGAAAAAGCATTACCAGATCCAACACGTATCACATTAAGACAAAACATAGTCGAATCAGAATTACAAAACTTTAGACAACGTGCATTAGAAGATCGTGACACAGCTTATGAAGCTAGAGTTTATAATTTTCAAAAACCTATTAATCCTATAATAGAACAGGAAAAAAATGAAAGTGATATTCAATTTGATACACAAGGAAATGTTATAGTCCCTGAAAATTTACCAAGATTAACAACAGGGGCCAGAATTATAGGGGTTAAAGATGCCAATATTTGATATACAGATACCTAGTGGCAAAATAATTTCTATTGAATCTGATAACCCACCAACACAGAAAGAGATAGATGAAGCAACTATGATAGTTGAAGGGCAACAAGTAGATCCTTTAAGAGCTTCACTAGGTGAAGAACAAGTTCCGTTAGCTCCAACACGATTAGATCGTGAGTTAACAGAAAGAGAAAAAAAGAATTTAAGAGTATTGCGTCAAATTGCAACACAAGCACCGGCAGCAGCCGCAGCTTTTGCAACTGGGGGGATATCAATTCCCGCTCAGGCTGGAATTCAAGGATTACTTACAGCAGGTGGGACTTTATTAGAAAAAGCCATTACGCCAGAAGAACAAAAAGTTACTGGGGAAAGCCCTTTAAAAGAGGCTGGAATAACAGGATTAACGGCAGCGGGACTAGAAGCAGCGTTACCAATAGCGGGCAAGGTACTAAGTAAAACTGCTAGGCAGGCAGCTAAATTAATAAAAAAGGGGCCGGAGCAAATTTTAAAGCGTAGTACACAGATTGAGAAGCAGGCCGTTGATAAAATTATTGATAATCCAGAATTGTTTACAGCTCAAAAAAATGAAAACTTAGCAGACGACATATTTGAAGACTTAAAAAAAGTAAAGCAAGTCGCCAGTGATGAGTATGAAGCGTCACTAGATGCATTACCAGAATCATTTAAAAAAGCTAAATATAAAAATTTAAACAGAGGGTTAAAAGAGGCCGTTGGAAGTAAAAGTTTAAAAGATTTATCTAAGAAATATGAATCAATACAAAAAGATTTACTAGAAGATATAGACGAAAACTTACTAGAAAACGTAATAGAGGGCGATAGATTAACACTAAAAGAATTCATAATTTTAAATCGTTCTTTAGGAAATATTGAAAGAATGACCCCTAGTTCAAGACTCCAGCCAGACGTAATTAATACATTTTCAAAAATTAAAACTACAATAAAAAATAACATGGCAGCAACAGAAAAAATAAAAGATATAAATAAAAGATATGCAGAAAAAATACAACCGGTTAAAAATATTGAAAAAAAATTAACGTCTTATGACGCACAGGGAAATCAAATTATAGAAGATAGTAAAGTTATTACATTGATCGATGATGCAAAAAAAATATTAAGAGATAAAAGAACTAAAAAACAAACACAATTTAAAGACCTTAATCAAATAGGTAAGATTTTAGGGGAAAAAAATAAATATTCAAACATATTAGAAGATGAAGCCGTCAAAGATTTAGTACAGGAAGGAATGGCAAAATCCAAATTGTCACTTAGCGAGTTAGGGATATTAGGAAGTTTAGGATTAGGGATAAGCCCTGTAATTACAGCAGCAATGGGGCCAACATTGTATGGATTAAGACTAAGCGGAGCAACTGAGAAGTTAATAGAGACGGCGGCCAAACTAAGACGCCCAGTGAAAGAACAAATAAAGCCAAGTGTTATAAGTCAAATAGGGCAAGCAATATCAACTGGACGTAAAGTAACAAGCCCAGTTATAAGTAGGCAATTAGGCGGTTACTTAACACCAGAAACAACAGAAGAGATAAAACAAGAAAGGAGAATAAAATAATATGGGAGTACCAACAGCAGGCGATTTTAATAAATGGGATGGGACAAAGTTTACTAACACTGACTGGGATCAAAATATAGACAAAACAGTCGAAATTTTAGCAAACGGTAATTACGATTTAAATGTAAGTCAGATTACAGCCTCCACTTATGTAGGCATACCATCAGATCAATTTTCAACTATAACAGCAGGGGAAAATCTAACGGCAGGTAATGTGCTTAGGGTTAGTAGCGGACAGGCATTTAAAGCTGACAATACAACAAGTGCAGGCGTGACATCTATTATTGGTGTATGTAACACAACTGTAAGCTCTGGCGCGACTGTTAAAATTGACTATGGTTTTTATAATTCTTTTAGTTCACTAACAGCAGGGTCTACATACTACATAGGCACTTCCGGCGGTATTACCGCAACAAAGCCTAGTTTATATCCTTTTGAAGTTGGTCGTGCAGTATCTGCCACAAGAATTAACTTTCAATTTCATGAAGATGACAAGCCTACAGGAACAATTATTTCTACGGCTTTGACTTCTGCTCCAAAAGGTTATTTAGAGTGTGACGGATCAAATGTTAATAGGACAACACACGCTAGATTATTTGGCGATATAGGCGTTATATATGGTAATGGTGATGGTAGTAGTACATTTACATTACCTGACTATAGAGGTCGTTTTTTACGTGGGTTTGACAATGGCGCAGGAACAGACCCAGGCGCCGCATCACGTACTGATCGAGGCGATGGCACGACAGGCGA